GCTGGAAGTTGGCGAATCTGTCCCAGTCCATTGCATGCTCCGATATTGGTAGCAGAGGCCGGATTTGCACCGGCGACCTCCAGGGTATGAACCTGGCGAGCTACTGGCTGCTCTACTCTGCGTCAAAAAAAACCCCGGGCGGCCGGGCTACTCCCAACCCATCGGGACAGAAAAAGAAAAACCCGCTCAAGGCGGGTTTGGGGGATGCTGGCCAATGGGTTCGGGGGAAGGGTCGGCCAACGAAATCAAATTGTTTCGGTCACCTCTGGCAACCATAGCTGTTTTGTACCACTGGACTGCCGGGCAGTCAACAAATTGCCAGCGTTATTTTGACAGTGAACATATGGGCAGTTACGCGGCCATGGCCAGCATGGCGGCCACCATGTTGATACCGATCTCCAAGCGCTTCACCGCGGTATCGCGATTCACCCGCAGGCGCTTGGCCAATACGGATTTACTGATTGCCCGGTAATCATCCCCATCGGGGAAGGCGTAGTAGTGGCGCAGAGCCTGATAGGCTTCCGGGTTGTTATCCCGAACGTGCCGGATCACATGGGCGTCGAACGCCTCGCAGTCGTTATCCTCCCAGGCTCTCACGGGCCGCTCGTCGTTCTCCACAATTGTGCCGACCAGGCGGTCTACCATCGGCCCCATCCAGCTGATAGCCCCCTTCGGCCCCGGGGTGGCCGTCCGGCACCAGATGCCCCACTGCTCCAGTGCAAACTCAGCTTGTGCGTGTACCAGTGCCATCTGCCCTCCCCTTCGCCGCTTCCAGTAATCGTTTGATAACGTCGATTGCCGTTCCGTTGGTGACCATTTCTGTGCTGCACCGGTAAACCACCCAGCCCAGCAGCTGCGCTTCGCCGTACTTCTCCAGATCCGCCTGAAATCCGCTTCCCCGGTTGTGGCGGCCACCCGTCCAGATGCCGCCCTCGACTTCCACCGCGAACAGTAATTCCGGCCAGGCAAAATCAAAACGCCAGCGACGGGTCGGGTGGAACCGGTGTTCGCGCACCCAGCCCTCCACCTTGTCCGCCCTCAGATGCAAGGCCAGCGCTTCTTCGCCTTTGCTCTTCTTCATCGGTAAATGCTCCCCGGCTGACTCGGCTCGTTGCTGCCGGTGCAATCCAGCCCGTGATCACTTGCCTTCGGGCAGCGCTTATTGCCGCATTCCGGGCAAAGAATCATTCTTGCGCCCACCAAGATCAGGCCCAATGGATTGCGCTGGCGTCTTTCGTTCGTGCATCGGTAACACTGGCATTCATTCACTTGGCAGATACCCCATGTCAGCGAGAATCATGGTTTTGACGGTTTCAACAAGCGCCAGCGCCTCCGACATCTTCAGGCCTGCATTCCGGTAGCCAACCAGATACTGATCATCATCGTTGAGCAGAATCAGAAAGCCCTTCTTGAAATGGCTCGTCTCCGTCTCAGCGCTGTTTAACAGCATGGACTCAAGCGTGATTCGTGAAGCATCGCCGGCAGCCATCCCGATTCCTGTCACCTTCGCCATAATCGCCACCTACCTGTGATAATTTTCGATAGCCGCCAAAGCATCCGCAGGCACCGGCAACCAGCCATGTTGCCGCCGGTAGTGCGCCACATGTCCCGCGAAGATGGCCTTTTCCAGCTCTTTACGGGTCATGTCCCGGGCCTCGCCGTAATAATCCAGGATGAACTGCGCGGTGTTTTTATCGATTGCCGCCTCGTGCCGGTGGTGACGCGGGCACAGCGGGATTACAAAATCGTTCCCGATGTGGATCTTGTTGTGCCTGGCAGTGCTGCCGACGCAGTGATGAATCTCTGCCGGCGCGCCACAGCAGGAACAGCCATGCTCTACAAGCCAGTCCCACCAGTGCTTCTGGTGAACTGTTGGTGCTTTGCCGCCTTTCATCGCGTCACCATTGAGAATTTCAATTCACACGTCGCAGCGTCATAGCCCGCGCTGTAGCCAACGGACCCTGCAATCAGCAAAGCGAACACAAAAACAAACACCGCAAGCCAGGTCATGCTTGGCCCGTTGATGAATTCGCGCATACGGCTTTCTCGCTCCAGCCGCTCAACCTTCTCTCGTTCGGCGGTCAACAGCTCTTCAAGATCCTCTCTCATCCTTCCACCCTCGAAAGTTCGTTGGGTTCCACCTCAGCCTGCGGCCAGTGGAACCGGGCAAACTTCAAAGCCTCGGCGCGGTCTATCGCTTCGCCTACCATGTAGGCCAGACGCTTGCCGTGTCGGGTTACTAGCCAGCAGCGGTACATCAGTTCCACCGGAAGCGCTTGCCACAAATCACCACTCCAACCCATTTAAAATTGGATACTCGCGGCACCCTATTAAGCTCGGCGCCAGGCTTATCCTTGTGGAATTGCTCGGCCAGGGAAGTTTTAACCTCTTGCCAGTTTCGAGTAATTCCTCCTGAAACCAGGATTTCAGCGTTCGCCTGCACAGACTGAGAGCCCCGTGTAAAGCCATCCCAAGCCAAGAAATAAATACGCAACATCACACCACCCCCAGCGCAGCCAACTGCAGGACGATTGCCAGACCGCCAAGGGTGGCGCATACCCAGTCACGCACCTCAAGGGCCAGCAGGGTGCCGAACACCGTTGCCACAAGGACAAGAATTGCCATGGTCATTGTTCATTCCCCTTTTCAAGGGTCCGGCAGATGCAGTAAGCCGAGACATAAATTGCGTAATCCAAATTCAAATTCGGAGCGTCTTCGCCATACGAGGCCACGAAAACGATGCCGACCATAATCAGCAGCAAGGTTGATAGCCTCATTGGTTTGCCTCACGGTATTCGGCGTAGACGGCCTGGGCCTTCTCGCTCCAGTGGATGCCGCTTTCTGAGCCGTAGCTGTAGATCAGCTCGATCAGCTCCGAAAATTCCGCCTTGCGCATCTTGCTGGTGCTGTGGCCGAGCATGACCACGCCGCCATCGATACCCATGGCAATTCGGCTTTCACGCTTCAGTGCTGCGGTAAATACGTCCTTCCACTCCTCACGGGTGGCCAGACACTTCTCGCCGTTGATCAGCAGAGTGCACTGGCAGGCCACGTCATCCAGCAGGCACCAAAGCTTTGCGTTCTGATCCAGTGACCGCTTGGGTTCACGCAGGGCCATCTCCAGCGCCTGACGCCCTTTGCGGAATTGCTCGGCCAGCAGGGCTTCAGCGTGATCCAGGGCGCGCTTGAAGTTGTCCTCGCGCAGCCGGTAAACCTTCTCTCTGCTCATCGACGCCCCCGAATAAGCGCGGCGATGATGTTTGCAGCCCGCAACGCCTCCTCGTGACTTTTCGTGAAGCGCCGACCAGGCAACACCCAACCCTTGTGCTTGTCGTCATAACAAACGGTTGCGTCACGAACGATGATGTTCTTCTCTCTGGGTTTGCGAATGTGTGTATTCATACCGCCTCCATCGCTTTCAGTGCCGCTTCATCGCAGCGCCGCTGGTGATCTTTCAGGCCCTCCCAGCTCCACTGGTGACCGCTGGTGCATTCGGTATGAATCGGGCACCTCGCACAGCCTTTGCCCTGCTCGTAGCGGCTATCGCAAAGCTGGTAGCGTGGTGCCTTCGGTTCGCGAGGAATGAAGTTGGCCTGCTCTGCGGGGAACATTGGTATCTGGCTCATGCCGCACCTCCCAGCGCCACCAGAACGGGAGTGGGCACCGGCATGGCGTCCCGAATGCAGCTCTCCAGAACAATTCTTTCCTCGTCATCGATCAGACCGTGCGCAAACGCATCACTGACAATCAGCTCAAGGCGGCTGGAATTCTTTCGGGCCGGCGAATTCGGATTGCCCCGCTGCTCCCACAGCAGAACGAGAGACCGGGGCAGCGAGTACAGCAGGTTCTCAACATGGGAAATGTCGGGGTGCGGCCCTGAGCAGAGCGGCACTACAGGCGCAGAGAAATCGAATAGGCTTTGCTGAATCATCACGCCGCCCTCCCCGCTTTCCGCGCCATGGCCGCCCGTTGGTCGCCGCTCAGGCGGTACTCAATGTTCAGGGTGGCCGTTACCGGGCAGATGCAGCGCCGTACCCGGGTGATGTGCTTCAGCTCTTCCAGTTCGCGCAGCCGGCGGCACAGGGTCTGAACCATCAGGCCGGTGTCGCGGGCAATGAGATTGCGGGTCGCGCCAAACGGGGACAGGTACAGGTACTGCCGGATGCGTTCGCGCTGGGTTGCTGCGTTGTGTTTCATTGCGCCAACTCCACTCTGCATGTAATTGAAACACCGCTTCCGAATTCGAAGCGGCCATCTTCTTTGCAGCTCACAAAGACATCCGCCTTTGTAAATTTTTCGCCAATGTCCATAAGGGCCACCGGCACGAAGAAGCTGGCCAGCGCAATAGATAAGAAAAAGGCAAAGTCCCTCATACCGCCTCCCGTGCCACGTTGAGCACTCGCTGATTGGCGCCTGACCAGCACGTCCGAACATTGCCGGTCGGGCCGTGCCGGTTCTTCTCGATAAGCACTTCCAGAATTCCTTTGTCCTGGCTGTCCGGGTTGTAAACTTCATCCCGGTACAGGCACATGATCTGGTCGGCTTCCTTCTCGATTTCGGAGCTGTCGGACATGTCGCCCATGCCGGGGCGCTTGTTGCTGCGCTTGTCCACGTCGCGGCTCACCTGAGCCAGCGCCACCACCGGAATATCCAGTTCTCTGGCCAGCTCTTTCATCTGGCGCACCACCTCGCCCACCTGCTCGTGGCGTTTGGCTCTCGGGTCTGTGGACTTGATTCGCTGGATGTAATCGACGTACAGGGCGCGGATGCCGTGCATGTGCTTCCACTTCCGGGCTTGGCGCACCACTTCCATGATGGAAATGCCCGACCGGTCGTTGATCTGGATTCCCACATCGGTGTACCGGGAAATGGTCTTGGGCAGCACGTCCCACTCAATCGCCGTCAGTTGCCCGGCGCGCAGCTTGCCAAGGCCGACACCCGAACCGATGGCCAGGGTTCGCATACCCACCTGCTCGTGGGGCTGCTCGCTGCTGATAATCCCGACCGGATGCCCAGCGTTCAGTGCCAGATTCAGCAGGAATGCGGTTTTGCCCATGGCAGGCCGGCCACCCACGACGATCAGGTCAGACGGGTGCAGGCCGCCCAGGTTGTGGTCCAGATCCGCCAGCCCGGTGGGGATGGTGTTCACCTCGCCTTTGCGGGCCTGCTCCATCAGGTCCACGGCGGCGCGCAGCGATTCCTTCATCGTGTATTCATAGTTTTTCGCCGTGGCGGTCACTTCCATCAGGGCGCCCATCAGCGTGTCGATGGCCTCCATGCCCTTGCTGGGGATTTCCTGCAAGGCTTGCTGGCAGGCCTGCGTGGCGGCGAGCTTCTGGCGGACCTTGCGCAGCTCCTTGGCGTAGGCGCCCACCCCGGCAGCGCTGGGAGTGTTCCGAAGACGCTCCGACAGGTACTTCGTCCAGTCGCGCCCCCCGGTGTTCTCCTTGAGCCAGGAACAAACCGTCATCAGCTCAACCGGTCCGGCCATGTCCACGTTCTGGATGGCTTGCCAGACGGTCTTGGCGTTCGGGGTAACGAAATCCCCCACGGTCAGATCCAGGCTGGACAGAACGGAGTTGTTCAGCAGCACAGCGCCGATGATGGCGTCTTCCGCTTGCATCGCTTGATCAATCAAGGGTCAGCTCCCGTGGCCGTGCCGGGCCGCCCGTTGGTTGCTGTCCCCGTGGTGCGAAATCAGGAGACTTTCCGAGCCATGTGCGGAACGCTGCCTGCCAGTCAGCTTGGCGCCGGTCGTTGGCCAGGGCATGGTCGATAAACTTCGGCAATTCGTTATTCAGCGAAACACCCAACTCCAACGCCTTGGCTTTGCAGGACTCATTAGGAGTGAAGTCATCAGGGATTGGGGTTGCAGGTTTCTTGCGGGATTGCCTGCCGGTTTTTTCGCTATCTCCGGCAGCGCCGGAATATACTTCCTGCTCCTGTTCCTGCTCCTGTTCCTGATAAGGCATACCCTTCGCGAAGGCTTCCGGTAAGGCTTTCGCAAAGCCTTCCCCTTTGCCTTCCGTAAAGGCTTTCGCTCTAGCAATCACGCGGCTTTTAAGCTCGCACTCAGGCAGAAGATCAAGCGCACCACCCCATGCTTTGACCACGTTCGGAGACTCAGGCGGGTTGTACTTGATGAACCTTGGAAGGGCGATCAAACAAGCCTTCTGGTCATGCTCTGCCATACCCTTGGACAAGGCTTCCCGGAAGGCTTCCCGGAAGGCTTCCGGCTCCCACCCCATTTCTTCAGCCAGTCCGGCAACCGTTGCTCGCATGGCGCCCAAGGCGGTCATGTTTGGGTGGGTGAGCAGCATGAAAAACACCAGCTTGGCGTTGTCGCTCAGGTCACGGAACTTGGCATCGTTCCAGATGCGCGGGTCCACTTTGCGATAACGAGCCATTACTTCAGCCCCTCTTTGATGTGCTTGCCCCAGCAGTTTCTGGTCCGGGTGCAAGGCTTTTCCGCCATGCGCTTTGCGGCTTGTTTGGCCAGCCGCTTGTGTCTCTGGCTTTTCTTTTCGTGTTTTGGCATCATCATCTCCGGAAGACCTGATGCCCCGGTTTCGCCTGACCAGCGCCGGGGCATTTTCTTTATCGGCTGGCCCTGCTCTCGGCCAGCTTGTCCTGCAATGCCTGAATCTGGCGCTCAATCTCAGCCGGATTAACCTTCGCCAAGAACTTCTCCACCAGATACAGAACCGGCTTCGTGTCGCCGGTCACGTCCATGTATGTCTCCAGATCGTCCAGGGTGAAACGGCGGGAATCGTCGGGGTTCTGTGCCAGCTTTCGGCTCAGGTCGGACGGGCTGTAATCCATATCAGCCGCGATTGCCTTCTGTGGCTTTCCCTGCTGGTGAACACGGGCGGCCACATACTCCCGGCAGGTGCCGTAGCACTCAGCCAGTCCGCGCTCGAAATTCAGGGCTATCTGTCCGGTTTCCACTTTCTGGTTCCCCTACTTTCCTGTTGTTTCCCCTACGAATCGGGGGCAAATAAAAAGCGCCGGGTTATGCGGCGCTGTGCTGCTTGGCGGCTTTGAGGCGCCCTTTTGAGATCACCTGAATCTGGAATTGGCGACCTTCCGGCACGCGATCCTCCGGCCATTCACGGACGGATTGATAGCGGATGCCCAGGGCGTCTGCGGTTTGCTGGATGCCGCCGAAGAACTCGACAACTTCAGATTTCTTCATTGGTGGTCTCCTTAACTTTGTGCCGCTATTAAGGCATACCTGAACTTAAAAGGTCAAGCATTATGCAGGCATACCTTTCAGGACCACCTGTAAAGTCTGGCTCTATGAATGAACACGCTGAAAGAGTCAGGCAGCTTCTCGTTGCCAGAGGGGTGAAGGATCGGAGCATGAAGCCGGAGCTTGCCCGTGTCTGCGATATTTCCTATCAGTCGGTCCAGGGCTGGTTTGATGGCAGCACAAAAAGCATCACCGCCAAAAACCTGGCCAAAATTGCCAAGCACTGGAATGCGGATCTCGCTTGGCTAACCACCGGTCGGGGCGAAATGGATGCGCTATCTGGCGTCTTTGAAGAGGGGCCGACTTACCGAATAAGAACTGGGGTGCAGGGAGTGCCAGTAGTAGGCAGGGCAGAGCTGGGATCAGAGGGCTTCTGGAATGAGACAGAGCACCCCGTTGGCAATGGTGACGGGTTCATTGATTGGCCAACCACCGACCCGAACGCCTATGCTGTGGAGGCCAACGGGGACAGTATGGCGCCACGCATCAAACACAGGGAGTTCATCATTGTGGAGCCCAACGCAGAGATTATGCCGGGCGACGAAGTGCTGGTGAAGACCTGGGAAGAGCCGCCCAGATGCATGGTGAAGGTATTTCAGTACACCCGCGACGGCAGGCACCATCTAGCCAACATCAACACAGAATATGAAGACTTCAGGCTGGACGAAGACAAGGTGGCAAAGATGCACTTTGTTGCCGGTATCGCAAAACGCAAGATGCACCGCCACGAATAATGGGAAATACACCCAAGGAGGGAACATGAAGAAAATCCTTTTTTGCATATCCATAATGCTATCTGCCACAGCAACAGCGAACCCAAATGCCTACGACAAAACAACCGATTACAAGAAAATCGGCTGGATGGATAAGGGCATGGAGCAGGTGAAAGCCAAACTCAAAGATCCTGAATCGGCTCAGTTTTCTGGCGTATACTTCCATAGGGGAGCGGATGGCGTGCCCATGACCTGCGGGAAAGTTAATGCCAAAAACAGTTTTGGCGGTTATACCGGCTCCGAGCGATTCTTCTCTGCGGGAAAACCACATTTGACCTTTCTTGAGTCGCAGGTTGATGGCTTTCCTGGCCTTTGGTCCAAGTTCTGCCAATAATCGCACCCCTCTTCTATCTGGCCCGCCACTGAGCGGGCCTTTTTACATCCCCCCTGCCCTCCTCTTTCGCTGAACCAGCATAAATCATATCGGTCATTTTGGGCCTATTTTAAGTTTTACCTTAAAATAAGTTAAGGCACCCCTTTACTCCATAATTCAGGTATGCCTTAATAGTTCCACGCTAACCGAACAGCCCGGAGCCAGACATGAACTCAGCCCTCAGAAATCAGCAAGCCATGACCAACGCGCAAGCGGCCTATGACAACGCCCTGCCGGTGGACGATCTGGATTTCCTGGACGACGACAAAACCGACTTCGACCGGGAAGAGGAAGAGGCGCTGGCAGAAACCGGAGCTGGCCGGGTCATCGAACCGGAAAAGCTGTGGGCAGCCCTTCGCCGCAAGCCTGAATTCCGGTCCGTTCTGGACACCGTAATCAACGAATTGATGGACGACGAGCGTTACCAGCAGGCCCGCGACGAGCGCATGAAGCTGGACGCAGAACAACGGATGGAGCCGTAAGCCATGAGCGAATCAAAACGCATTGAGATTCTGAGCGAGCAGGCGGTCATTGACGCCAAATCGCTCAGCCACGAATGGGTCAGCGTAAGAGCGGCAGAAGTGGTGCGCTTCACCTGGCATGGCAAGTGGGAAATGGCGCAAATCGAGTGGGGCGCGCTGAGTCTGACCTGTCTGACCATCAACCGGGCGCTGGCTCTGATTGATGCGGTCATTGCGCACAAGTTGGGCGTCTCTCGGATTGCTCCGCCGCCCCAGATCATCTACCCGCAAGCACCCCGGAGCGCCGCATGAGATACGGAAACATTGTTCTCGGTTCCGCCGTCGCGATGGCTCTACTCGCCATCCTTTGCATGGCCGGGGAAATGGACTACCAGGACGCCAAGCTGGAAGAACAGCACACCTGCGCCATGGTGCGCGATGGAATCTGGCCCGCTGAGCAGGCCGAAAACTACAACTGCGCCGATCCGGTGCAAGTGGCAGGAGTTGAGCATGAGTGAAGTTAATGGTGGCGGCCCAGCATTCCCGCACCCGCAAGGATGGAGAAAAGACGGCAGCGCCGTGGGAGAAGGCCTGTCGCTGCGCGACTACTTCGCCGCTAAGTGCGATGTGTCTTTTTACGCGCCCTCCGAGACCCTGGAGAGACAAATGGGGCGCAACCCAACAATTGGCGAGATGGCTGATTACATCGCCTCCATTCGTTACATAGAGGCCGACGCAATGCTGGCCCAAAGAGATACCGATACGACAGAGCGCTGATCTGTTGTTTTGCGGGGTCCGCCCCGCCTTTTATTCGAGCAAGGAGCAGAGCATGAACGCGATTGCACAGACCAACGGCTTCGCCTTGAAGCCAACCAGCATGCAGGAAGCCATGGCGTTTGCTGAGAAGATTTCCAGCAGCCAGATGGTGCCGAAGAACTATCAGGGTCGCCCCGATGACACGCTGGTGGCAATGATGATGGGCAGCGAGCTGGGGCTGAACCCGATCCAGGCATTGCAGAACATCGCCGTCATTAACGGGAAGCCGGCCATCTACGGTGATGCCCTTCTGGCCCTGGTTCAGAACCACCCGAAATTTGGTGGCCATGAAGAGAGCTTTGACGAAGGCACCATGACTGCCACCTGCACCGTCTGGCGCAAAGGTGACGAGAAAAAACACACCGTGACTTTCAGCCGCCAGGATGCCGAGCACGCAAAGCTGTGGGGCAAGCAAGGTCCGTGGCAGCAGTACCCCAAGCGGATGCTCATGTGGCGCGCTCGTGGCTATGCCCTGCGGGATAAATTCGCCGATGCCCTGGGTGGCCTGATTACCGTGGAAGAGGCCCGGGACATTCAGGAGGAGCGCGACATCACCCCGCGTGAAGCTGACAAGCCGCAGGCGCTGCCCCATTACCCGGCTGGTGACTTCGAGACCAATTTTCCCAAGTGGGCCGCGCTGATCCAGTCCGGCAAGCGCAGCGCACAGCAGATTATCGACATGGTGGCCAGCAAGGCGCCGCTGACTGAAGAGCAGGCCCAGCAGGTCCAGGCCGTAGAGCAAGGAGAATAACGATGCAGATTATCAACGTCACCCAAGGCAGCCCGGAATGGCAGGCCCTTCGCGCCAACCACAATACCGCCAGCGAAGCGCCGGCCATGATGGGTAAGAGCAAATACCAGTCCCGCTCTGCTCTGCTGGAGCAGAAAGCTACCGGCATGGTCGAGGAAATCACCCCGGCCCAGCAGGCCATCTTTGACCGTGGCCATGCTGCTGAGGCTGCCGCCCGACCGATTGCCGAGGAAATCATCGGTGACGAGCTGTTTCCGGCTACCGCTCTGGATGATGACGGTGTTCTGCTGGCCAGCTACGACGGCGTGACCATGTTGGAAGACGTGATCTGGGAGCACAAGCTGATTAACGACAAGCTGCGTGCCGCCACCGTGGACACCCTGGAAGAGCACTACAAGATCCAGATGGATCAGCAGCTGCTGGTGAGTGGTGCCGAGAAGTGCCTGTTCATGGCCAGCGATGGCACCAAGGAAGACTGCAACCACTTCTGGTACACCACAACCCCGGAGCGCCTGGCAGCCATCAAGGCAGGCTGGGAGCAATTCAACGCCGATCTGGCCGAGTACCAGCCACGCAAGCAAGAGCAGTCTGCCACCGCCACGGTGACCGAAGACCTGCCCGCCGTATCGGTTCAGGTGTCAGGCTCCCTGTCCATCGTGGACAACTTCGACCGGTTTGAGACTGAGCTGCGCCAGTTTGTTGAAGATCGCCTGATTCGCGACCCGAAGACCGATCAGGACTTTGCCGACCTGGACAACCAGGTCAAAGCGCTGAAAAAGGCCGAGGACGCGCTGGACGCAGCCGAAGCCCAGCTGCTGGCCCAGGTTGAAGCCGTGGACACCGCCAAGCGCCGCAAGGACATGCTGCACAAGCTGGCCCGCGATAACCGCCTGATGGCCGAGAAGCTGGTGAAGGAGCAGAAGAAGGCCATCAAGCTCCAGATTGCCCAGGACGCAAAGCAGGCGGTCGAAGACCACGGCGCCAAGGTGCAGGCCACTCTGGACGGCTACACGCTGCCCCGCGTGCCCACCGACTTCAACGAGGCCATGAAGGGCAAGCGCACGATCACCACTCTGCGCGATGCAGCCGACAACGAAGTGGCCCGGGCGAAGATCGCCATCAACGAAGCCGCCGACCTGATCCGGGCAAACGCCAAGATCATTGCCGACGCCGGCCACGAATTCCTGTTTGCCGACCGGCAGCAGCTGGCCCTGAAAGACAGTGAGCTGGTGAAGCTGGAAGTGGAAAGCCGCATCACCCGGCACAAACAGGAAGAAGAACGCCGCCTGGAAGCTGAGCGCCAGCGCATCGCCGCCGAGGAAAAGGCCAAGGCCGAGCGTGAGGCACAGCAGAAAGCCGACGCCGAGAAAGTCGCCCAGCAGGCCAAGGAGGCGCCGAAGCCTGAGCCGGTAGCAGAGCAGCCCGCACAGGTGAAAACCGAGCCTCGCGCCGAATACAAGGCGGCAACCACCGAGCCGGAGCGCCCCAGCGACCAGGATATTCTGCGCGCCATCGCCGCCGAATTTCAGGTGGACGTGCATACCGCTGCCGGCTGGGTGCTGGAAATGAATCAACAGGAACTGGAACGCGTCGCCTAATTCATGGCCCCAGCGGGCGGTGGGCAACACCCGCAGCCAGGGCGCCCGGCTCCTTGCCCCCTCTTAACCACGGAAGGCCGTGGGGATAGCCAAAGGCGCGAGGGGAGCGAATCTCATGGCGTGACCTGACCGACTGGCCCGGTCGATAAACGGGCGTTAATTCAAACAGTGGAGAAGATGATGGATACCGATAAGTTTTGGATTTCGCTCTGGAAGATCGGGGCACTGACCCTTTGCGTCATTGTGATCAGCGTCATGACTAGCTGTCAGATGACCAAAGAGAAGGTGGCGCGAATGGTTGAGGCGGGTGCCGGCCCAATGGAGGCTTCATGCTCTCTTTCGGAGAGCCAGCACATGTGCCACAGCATTATTGCGGCTGGAAAATAGGACGGCGGCGTGAACAACGGCACAGGAGAGCACCATGGATCTGGTTTTGATCTTCCTCCTCTGCCTCTGGTTTGGCTGGCCGCCGCCTACCGGTCAGCCATTTGAGAGCGCGGACCACCGGGCGGAACTGGTGGCAGCCATCAGCACAGAGGCAACCGCACTGGGTTGGACGGTGTATGGAGCGTAGGCAAGTGAACAAGCGATGCGGTGCGGCGCTGAAATACGGAGAAGCGCTCAAGAGTCCCGGAAATACGGCCCGGATTATGCGGGCGGAAGCTCTGAGTACAAACAGACATTATACCCGCTGCCGGGGATCGTGCGGGTCAATGGCCCTGAGCGATTTGTGCGAACAAACCGCAAGCCGGAGTGGCGACCGGCCACCGCATCCATTCAGACAACGGAGAGAGATACATGGCTAACGATTTGAACCTTTGCCTTTTCATTGGTCGCCTTGGCGCTGACCCGGAAACGCGCTTTGCGCCGAGTGGAACCGCTGTGACCAATATCCGCATTGCCGTTGGCAAAACGTGGAAGGACAAGAATGGGCAGACCCAGGAAGCCACCGAATGGGTGCCAGTGGTCATGTTTTCCCGCCTTGCTGAAGTGGCCGGCGAATACCTGAAGAAAGGCTCTCGGGTGCGGATCAATGGCGAGTTCAAGACGCGCAAGTGGGAGGGTCAGGACGGCCAGCCGCGCTACACCACCGAGATCGTGGCCAACGAAATGCAGATGCTGGACGGGCGCGGTGACGGGCAGCCATCACAGAATGGTGTCATGCAGGCCAGTCAAAGCTATCAGCAGAACCAGGCACCAGCTCAGGGTGGAGGGTTTGGCCCGTCTGCGCCAGCGGATGATTTCGACGATTCCATCCCATTCGCTCCACTGGACTGGAGGCTGACATGAACCTTAACCCAGACACCATCCAGCAGCTCCTGTGCCACCGCATACAGGGATTGGGAGCGCAGGACAGGACACAGCAGAGAGCCCAGCGCCTGGTGCTGGTGAAGGTCTGCAAAGGAAAGAAGGCGCTGCTAGCACTGAGAGAGACAACGGCCTTTGTGGCCAGGGAGACGGACAAGTGAACGCAATTGAGCTGATAGCAGCCCTGAAGGGCGCGGACGAAGAAACGGCCATGGAGCTGGTTGACCGGCTTCAGTGCGGAGAGATTGACTGCTCAGTATTGCCCACCGGTAAAGATAATGCAGTCCAGCAGGCCCAGATATGGGCGCAAGAAGCACGCACCCAGAAAGGGATCGTTGAGGAGATCGGCAAGCTGGTGGGCTGCGCCAACGACTGGGAAATGGTCGACGCCATCAAAGCCGCCCTTAGCGCCAGTGGTGGGGAGGCGCCGGTTGGCTGGATGTGGGAAGCATATGGGCAGCGCAATTTTACCGCCGGATGTCACCACAAGGAGGTGCTGGAATCTGATGGCGTGGTGATGACGCCCCTCTACACCCACCCCGTCCCGCCATCTGTTGCGGTGCCGGAGGGCTGGAAGCTGGTGCCGATTGAGCCGACAGCTCTAATGATGGATGCGGCTTGTCACGCCTACGGTGGTGACGATGATTGGCTGTTCCACAACGGCCATGACGTGATCCTCTGCCACCGCGCCATGGTGAATGCCGCCCCATCCCCCGACCATTCCGGTGACGCCAACAAAGTGGTGGATGATCTGCCGGGCATGTGGGACCAGTCAGACCTTTCTGGCGGTGAGACTGATGCCGACCATATTGCCGACGCTGGGAAGGTGTCTTTCGTGGATGGCCTTGGTGCGCAACGGATGACTGCTGAGGAATGTAAGGAAGGCATTGAGTACATCATTCACGGCGACAGCATTTATTGGCCGCTATCTGATGATGACGAACTGCGCTTAATACAGGCTGCGTGCGGCAACGGAGAATTTACTTATCCGCAAGCCACCCCCTCTGTGCCGGAGAACGATAATGGTGTCTCCAGTGCCTACGACAGCGGCTACCTAGATGCGATGCTCTACGCTCGCGTCTGCTGCGATCGATTGGACAACCCTGAAAACACTAAAGATTATCGAGATTGTGCAAGGTTTCTGGATTTGATTTTCAAGAGCGAAATTGATGAAGCCGCCCGCCTCCGCACCGCTGGCGACGAGGGGGAGGGGGTGGAGTGATGAGCGGCCTTAAATGCTACCTCGGCGGAACTCGTGACCCAGGTGCAGAATTCGACTTCGCCGCAGCCTGCTTTGCCAAAGACCAAAAACAAGCACGGCGACTGCTTTGGGCGCACGGCGATCTGCGCGAACACTGCGAGCATGAGTATTTCATGCTGAGAGTGATCAGAAAACCAGAATATGACGAGCATTGCTCAGAAGCGACTGATGGCTATCTGGTCAGTGATGACGCCACGTTAAGACAAATGGGCTGGGCTTGCGAAGGGGACAGATCGTGCGCCACTTGTGGCCTTCACGAGTTTGACGGGAAGTGGCCAGTTTGCCCGGACTGCTATCAGTGCTGCGAATGCGGCTGTGACTGTGACTGTGACCCCACCAGCGAGGAAGAGTGATGGATAAGCTGAAGCCGTGCCCGTGCTGCGGAAGCGAGCGGGTTGATACCCTGAAAGGAAACTGGATGGAGAGCGAAAAGCCATTCTGGAAGGTCTGGTGCAAGTCATGCCAATTGCGGACATGGTGCGAGCCAACCCGCAAAGGCGCTATCTCTGTCTGGAACACCCGCGCCACCGACACCGACCCCGCCCTCGCAGCGGCCGAGGCGGAACTGAAAGAGTGGCGCGACATGGGCGTCCGCGCGGTTACGGGCGGGCGAGGTTCTGGCCTTGAACTGCCTATGGCAAACGAGATTTGGCCGAACGAGTGGCGGCAAGATGTTGCTATGGTCGCCCACTTGATCCACAGCCATGAGACGAGGATTGCGGAGCTGGAGTCATATAACTTCGGGCTAGCTACTGAGTCCCACCAGCAGCAAGAGCGCATCGTCGCCCTTGAGAAGGTGCTGGAGCGCATCAAGGCGCGGTCCGACGCATATGTTGATGCTGATGCACCCATGAATCCTGATTCCAGCGTGCAAGTCATCTCGGACATTTGCGCCGCTGCCCTGCTCAAGGAGAAGGAGTGATGATGCGCACAGAGCCTGCATTGAGGTGATCCATGAAAGATAATCCGAATCTGGTGACCGAAGAAGAGCTGCTGGCCTGGACTCACTTCAAGACCCGGGCGCCGCTCGTTCGCTGGCTGGACCAGCAGGGCATCGAATACCACAGGGGCGCCGGCGGGCGGGTGTGCACCACCCTGCAGGCCCTGAATGCCCGTGGCAGCGCCAACGATGACGGCTTGGAGTTTGCCTGATGGGTCGTGGTCGCAGCACAAGGCGGGACAACAGCCTGCCAGAGTACGTTTACCGGGTCGCAAGCAAGAACCGGGTTATCTGGCGTGAGTACGCAGGCAAAGGCCAGTTCTCAGGCCAGATAACACTGGTTTCACCCAATGGCCGTCCCCTGCCCCATGACGCGCCGCACAGGGACATTCTGGCTGCCTACCAGCGGCAGGTGGCCACCGGCGGCAAGCGCACCCTTGGAAACCTGCTCAGGGACTACATGTCGGCGCCCAGGGTGGCGCCTATCAAGCCGAAGACCCGGGCGGAATACCTGAAGTACGCGGATGCCATTGCCGCCAAGCCAATGCGCAACGGATCCCGCTTCGGGGATGTGGCTCTGGAGAAGATTTCCGCCGGCGTGATCGCCAAGTACCGGGACAGCCTGGCAGACAAGCCCACCACGGCAAACAGGCATCTGCAGTTTCTCTCTGTGGCGTTCGGCTGGGCCATCGAGCAGGAACTGATGGCATCCAACCCGTGCCAGGGTGTGCGCCGGTACCGGCTGGAGGCCCGGACCCGCTATGTGGAGGACCGGGAATTTGACCTGGTGCAGGGGCTGGCGCCGGACTATGTGGCCGTGATGATGGAGTTGGCCTTTCTGATGCGGGCCCGGAAAGGGGAAATTCTGGCACTACGCCGGGAGCATGTGACCGACCGGGGCATTTTCCTTGAGCGCAGCAAGAACAGCGAATCAGAGGTGACCTTGTGGACGCCGCGGCTCCGGGACGCCTACAAGGCGGCCACGGCCATCAACCGGGGCGTTATCAGCCCGTGGCTGCTACACGGCAAGGATGGCGACGCTATCAAGCCGGAGGCCTTCTCCACTGCCTGGCAGCGGCTCATGGCCAAGGCACTGGCAAACGGCCTGAAAGAGCGGTTCACGTTCCACGATCTGAAGGCCAAGGGCCTGACGGATGATTCGGAGCATTGGGCGGGGCATAAATCGGAGAGGATGCGGCAGGTTTACCACCGACTGGCCCGGGAGAAGCAGGCAACCCGGTAGATTTTTTGATGCCGGTTTTGATGCTGACCCGAAAAAGAAAAGGGCCCGCAAACCTGCGAGCCCTTATCGAATATGGCGCACCGGGGAGGATTCGAACCCCCGACCTACTGGTTCGTAGCCAGTTGCTCTATCCAACTGAGCTACCGGTGCATGTCTCGTTGCTGTATCGCCCCGAGAGGCTGCGCATTATTCCGAAA